AGGTGCATCTGGACGAGTCAACGCGGGACAAATCGGTGGAGGTGGTGGTGCTGGTGGTGGCTTAACTTTTAGAACACAAATCCCAGCTTCTTCTTTGTTAGCAACTGAAGCTGTCACAGTTGGCGCTGGCGGGACTGGAGGAAATGCTGTTACTGGCCCTAACGCTCAAGGACTTTCTGGAAACGCTGGCGGAGATTCAAGTTTTGGAGCAATTGGCGGGAGTGCGTTTTATCCGTGGGTTTATGCTGGAGGCGGTGGCGGTGGAACTGGCTCTGGGTCTTCTGGAGGTGGAGGTGGATCAAATGGACGAAATGTAAACCCCGGAGGTGCTGGCGGAACTGGTTCAATAGCAAGTGCTGGAGGTGCTGGTGGGACTGCTTTAATTTCTGCCGCTGGTGGCGGATCGGGTGGTGGATGCAATACCGCTGGATCATGGTTTATCGGTGGAAATGGTCAATGGGTTTTAGGAAACAATCCTTTGACATCTGGCGGCCAAGCGTTAGGCGGACAAACCGAGGGAGCGGCTGGGGCAAATGGAACTTCTATGGGATCATTTATTCACGCTGGTGGCGGTGCTGGTGGCGGTGCTGGTGGTGGTGCTGTTAACGCTGGCAGGGGAGGAAACGGGGGGCTTTATGGTGGCGGTGGTGGTGGAGGTGGATGCCAAGGAACCCAAGGTAGCGTTTTAACTTCTGGTGCTGGCGGAAACGGAGCGCAAGGAATCGTCATTGTTACTACATATTTCTAATATGGACACTTACGCAATAACTGATAAAGAAGGCGAATGGTTGGTTAACCTTGTGGTCTGGAATGGCAATCTTGAAGATTGGCAACCTTCCAGAGCCTAATAATATTTGATTTTATTAATGGAACTGAAATAAATATTGTCTAATGAATCTTGATCCGCAATCTTGCCCTCATCACACTGGAATTATGGGTTCCATCACAAGTTTACTAGCTGTAGTTATCTCTATCTTGCCGCATGTAGAGCAATGGTTGCGTATTAGCTCACTTGAATTCGGGACGATTGCAGCTATCGTATCAATTATTGTAATGGTAGAAAAACGAAACAACGATAAAAAAGACAAATGAAAGCACTACTTATCAAGGCTATCTCCGCTATTACTGGCGCATCCAAGTCTGTTATTGAGTTTATCATCCCGATCCTTCGGGAATCCGCTACTTCCCTATTGAAAGAACTTCTGCCTATCGCTATGGAAGTCGTGTCTTCATTGCTAACCTCAGATAAGAGCGGCGATGAGAAGCGTAAGATTGCTGTAGATAAGATTAAAGATGCCGCTGTTAAAGAGGGTATCAATGCCTCTAATCGCACGGTCAACCTTGCTATCGAGCTTGCTCTTGCCAAGCTGACAGATAAATGACAGAGGAGAAGGCATGGTGGCAGAGCCGGACGATTATCGGAATCGTTGTTATGCTATTAGCTCAAGCCCTGAAGTGGTTCAAGGTTGATATTATTAATGAAGAGTTGACGGATATTGTAACGATAGCAATGGAAGCCGTAGGTGCAGGGCTTGCTGTTTACGGGAGGGTTAAGGCTAGAAAAAATATCAGACGAACAAGACCGGGTGGATTGTTTAACCCTAATGCTGAAGTAAGAAAGGCCAAGCCAGCTAAAAAGTTTCTAGGCATCTTCCTAATCTTTGCCGCAACAAGCATGTCAGCTATGCCGTATCCTAGCCATGTGTGGTATGAGAATCCAATTAAGGTTACTCCCATCGTGGATGATCGCCCATTCTTGATTCGTTTAATTGATAGCCTTTGGGTGAGTATATCCATCCTTCCGATCAAAGGGGAAATTAAAGGGCAGGCTGACTTCTAATGAGAGTTTCTACGACAGCAGAACGGCTAGAGATGGCTGACTTTATTCTGAAGTCAGAGGCTAGGCGTGACAAACTAGGCAGACTTAAAGTATATCTACTACCCAAAGCTGATGGCGGTGGAACATTTGAGATAGCTGGGATCAACGATAGGTATCATCCTAAAGCGGCTAACCATATCAAGTCATTATTGGATAACAATAGACACGCTCACGCTGAGAGCTACATCAAGAAGTATCTCGTAGAATACACTGATGTCGTTAAGGCTTGGACAGAGGAGCCTGCTATTGAATCATTCCTTCGGGATACTGCCTTTAATCGCGGCCCTAAAGGTGCGTTAAGAATCTTGCAGATCGCTCTACAGATCGCAGATGACGGCAAGTTCGGGCCTGTAACAAAGTCCACTCTTGCTAAAGCATTGAAGAATATACCAGACCTTCTTGACAAGCTGCGTGTAGCAAGGGAGACTTACGAGATTCGAGTTGCGCCGCCTGTAGGAGCCAGAGCCAAATTCTGGAACGGCTTAAAGAACAGGTGGGATAACGCACTTGAGTTTAGCAAAAAGATGATCGCTTAAAATGGAATCCGAAGAATACAAGAAAAGAAAGAAAGCGTTGTCAGATCGCTACAACGAGAAGAGCGTTTGGGAGAAAGTTAAAGAAGGCGTCTCTGAATGGTGGGATGAGAATGAAGCTCGCCGAAAAGGAACGCTTACGGATTACTACAAGAAAAAACGATGACTATTAAACTATGGATACTCGGAGCTACTTCATTACTGGTTTCCATTCTGTCGTTTTACGGGATTGTTAAGAATTGTTTATGTCTGAAATAGAAATCGAAACACTAAAGAAAGAAAACGAAAAGCTGAAAAGCATTTTAAGGCAATGCTTGAAGGCGAGACAGATCAACCATGTAAAGCAGATCATCAAGGAGGCATTGAGTAATGAGTGAATATACCGATGAAATTTTAAAAAGAGCCGGATTGAAGCCGGGATCAAAATCAACAATTATTGATTCAGAAACCAATAACAAAGGATTATATTGGCCTTCATTAAAAGGAATGAAGCAAATAGAAGAACTTGGCAATCCAGAAATTATGTTTACAGATACTGGTATATATGCTGTAGCTGGAACAGCAAAAAAAGATCAAGATGAAAGGGAAGCTGTTCTTGCGAAACTTGCTGGTGATCCAGAAAAAGTCGCCGACTTAACTAGAGAAGAGAGAAGATTCTTAGAATCCAGAGGGTATGTTCGCGGTGAAGATAAAAGACGAACTGCTGGTTTAGATAGAATTGCAAGTGAGTTTATGGATGGCAAGGAGCCTTCAGCTTTTTGGACAGGTAAGAAACCGACATACAAAAAAACAAGGTAATGAGTGATAAAAAAGATTGGAAGACAAGGGCGCTTGAGATGATTGGTTCTGAACAAGATGTTCCTCGACAACGCAAAACATTTTCTACGGATAAGAAAACAATACAAGCTAGTGGTGATGAGAATATCCCTAAAGAAGTATTAGATAAATACAATGATCTTTATAAATCTGGCGTTAAGAATATATCGCTTGAGGACTTAATTTCAGATTACTATGGAGGATCAGAGAATCTTCAAAAAGAAATATCAAAAGCCAAGGAGGCGAGGGCAAGCCGTAATCCAAAATCATTTGAAGATAAATCAATGGAGATGTATTACGATAAGATTTCAGAGAAGATTCCAGTTCGTTCAAGTGAAACTTTAGCTTCTCATTATCTTCCAGATGACAAGGAAGCAGTTGTTTCAGACCCAGAATCATACAATGAATTCCTTGCACGAATCGCAAAGAAAGGATTAAGCGGATCAAAAAAAGACGAGGAAGAGTTTGACCAATTTCTTCAAAAAAACAGATACACGCGCAGCGATTATGCTGATATGTTGCAAAATCCATTAAGCGAATACATGGGAGCAGTTGAACACGAAGTTGGGCATCATGCTACAGGGCCGAAAGAAGGAAACCTTGGGATGACATTTACTCATATTTCAGATAAGGGCGAGCTATCAAATCAACTTGGAAGAATTCAGCGTGAAGCATATAAATTATATGGTGAAAGGTTTACCCCGGAAACCCTTGAAGACTTTATGGTTCAACAAGACAATGTTCCAGAAAAAGAAAGATTTAAAAATTTCTCACCAGATACAAGGCGTGGTCTTCGTGAATTGTATGACGCATACAAGGGTGAGAAGTTCATACTTAAAGAGAATCAAAGAATTTGGCCTGCTGCCAAAGCAAGGATTCCAGAATTCGTAAAGAACAAGAAGTCTGAAAAAACAAAAACAGCATGAGTGAGGCAATTAAATCTGCGATGAAAAGACTCGGAGTTTCTGGCGTTAATAAACCCAAGAGGACGCCTAGCCACCCAACCAAGAGCCATGTAGTGCTTGCCAAGGAAGGTTCAAAGGTTAAAACGATTCGCTATGGACAGCAAAATGTTCAAGGTTCTCCAAAAAAAGAAGGAGAATCTGAAGCATACCGAAAGCGCAGGGAGTCATTCAAAGCTCGCCATGCAAAAAACATTGCCAAAGGAAAGATGTCTGCGGCATTTTGGGCGGACAAGTCGAAATGGTGATACATCAATAACTTACGAAGTCGTATAAAAATATCTTTTGACTTCTTAAAACAATCTGAAATTCTATTGTTGTGCGACCCAAACGGATAAGTGTTCGTGTCAAATCGGAAACTTGGAAAGTTGTTTTCAAACGACCAACTGAAGACGATTATATCGGAGTGGAAGAGGATGACATTGGGTTGTGCGTCGAAGAAGAAAAGAAGATACTTGTTGATCCAGACCCTTCTTCCGTCCTATCAACCGCCATCCATGAAGTGCTACATGCTGTTTACCCTCAGTTAAGCGAGGATGCGATTATCGACGGAGAAGATGCCTTGGTTGACTTGCTTCACAAATTCCCACAAGAACTATTACATGATGATACCCAAGCCTAGTAGCTGGTGGACATTCCGTGGAGATCAATCTGGATGCGGAAAAGACCAGCAGGTAGTTATGTCGAGTTCAGGCGAAACAATTTCATGGGGAGAAGGATTCTCATGGATTGGCTCTACTGAATTATTCTTAAAGTTATTCACTCCAACGGAAATAAAACAACACAAGGAGATACAATGAGCCTACGCTACGAACAGCAGTATTCGCTATACAAGACTCGTAAATTCCTCCGCGATCTACTCCATCACACTACTAGGCCAAAGACCGTGACTGAGATTTCAGACCGAGCCTATAGCTGCCTGCGTCACTTCCCGCACTTGGACGAGACTGGCAAACCAGTCTTCAGCCAAGATGACTTTGAATGCCCAAAGATACCAAATGAAAGCTAAGACTAGCGAGCGGTTCCAGCCGTTCAACATCACAAAGAAATGGAAGAAGTGGATGGCGGTTAGCTGTTCCCACGGAGATCACATTGACCCAGAGGCTAGAGCTGCTGTGCTTTCGTTCCAATCCCGCTTTCGCCCTGATACAACGATCCATCTCGGAGACTTTGTGGATATGGCAGCGGCTAGGTCTGGTGCGATGAATGATCCTAATGCTTCGGACAGGGCGGCATCTGTCGCGGAAGACTTGGCGGCTGGTGTTGACTTCCTTCAAGAGCTTCGTCCCAACCACATACTTTACGGAAACCATGAAGATCGCTTGTTCCGCCTCGCTAGCTCGCCGAATGCTCTAGCCGCACATGCATCAACCCTTGTCATACAAGAGATCGAGAAGACGGCAAAGAACCTCAAGGCGAGGCTATATCCATACGAGATGCAATCCCATCCTATCATTGGAGGAACAAGATTCATCCACGGCTTCATGTTTAATGTTGCGGCAATCCGAGATCATGCTGAAACATTTGGCTCCTGTGTAATGGGACACATCCACCGAGTCGGTATAGAGCAAGCCAGAACGCTTAATGGAGCTGCTGGATATTCGGTTGGAATGCTTATGCGATTTGATGCGGACTACGCTAAGACGAAGAGACAGACGCTTTCTTGGAGCCAAGGATTTGGCTACGGATATTATTCAGACACACAAATAACAGTAAACCTATGCGAAAGAAAACGAAACAACCCGTGGATGTTGCCAATATAAAGAATGCTTGGCAGGAGTTTTTCAATCAAAACAAAACATACGAAAAGGAAGAATTAAGGGATAAGGGGTGGATTGATGTATATGAAATAGCTGAGAACCTCAAGCTGTCGATAGGTGGAGCGACACATAGAATGAAGAAGTTAAAAATTGATAAAAAGATATTCTCGGTTGTAAGCGATAATTCAGTCCGTCAAATTATTTTCTACAGGCTAAAATAGAAGAGGAGGGCTTGCGCCCCCCTCTTCACCTATGAACACACATGAAACACCCACGCTGAACGAGGGGTGAGACAACATTAACTAATGCTTTAGCGTAGTCAATTTGTTTTCTGCATACACCGCAACGGCTAGTGCTGACCAAGTGTGAGATTTTAATCCGTAGGTTGGACCTTGGTTATCTTTGGTTCCCTGCTGCCCTACTAGGTTCAGCAACGCTTGTCGGATGTCTTTATCTTTAGACCTCATCGTTTTGCATAGGAACATCTTGATGTCCTTCCTGTAGCACAGGATTGTATCTGTCCTAGCAACCTCAGTGAATCTACCTACCCATCGGCAAGTATCAAACACGCTGGCTCCTACCGCCATGCCGTAGCTGCCTACCATCTCGCAGGCTACGACATTATACTCCCTGCCGATCAGGAGTTGCCGCATCTCAAAGTTGTCAATGTGTCCGTGGTCGATAACCTTTCCGTTCCATTGAACGAATGCTGACTTCTCTGGGCCGGGGTCTATTGCGAAGATTGTCATATAAGATACCCCATCTCTCTAGCCCACTTCCCATTTGATTCAATCTCATTGTGACACTTGCGGCATACTGCCATCCATGTCTCTTGGTTATTAAGGTTCTTTCCACGCCTAGCCTTGTGGTGAATGTCACAAGCAGGCTCGTTGCATACCTCGCAGAAGTGATGAAGCATGAAGTATTCTTTCCGCTTTTTGGAGTATTCGTCTAGTTCCTTCTTGTGCCTATCGGAAACTCGGTTGATTGGCTTATTTCTTTTTAGGTTTCCTCGCTTCATGTTCTTGAAAGTAATCCTTCATCTTCTGTAATACTTCTTCAATGTCTTGTTCAACAATACCATCGCATCCAGAAGGGAAGTCATCCTTGCGCTTGTGCATTGGACTCAATGGGTAAAGTTTGAACGGCGATATATGTATTCGTAGTTTTCCAGAATCATCCAAGCCAATAAACGGATGTAGGATCATTCCAAGAAAACTTTATAAATAACGCAAATAAAAATAACTGACAGCAGTAATAGCGTGTCAGGGCTTATCAGCACGGATTTGTGCGTCTTCATCTGTGTATTGGATTTTGGAATACCTCTTGGAAAGTTTGTCCATGTTCTCTTTAATTGTCTCATCACGCGAGATTCCAACTGACTGACGGAATCCTTCAAGGTAAAACTCAATGTCACCCAGTTCTTCGATGACATTAATTCGGTCAAGTGGCTTGCGGTAGATGACGGCCTTTTTCACCGCATCCAGTAGCTCTCCAGCCTCACCGCAGATTCCCATAATCATGTGGATCGTGTGGCATTCGTCGCCTGTTAGTTCTTGTTTGATCTTATCCCCGTCTTTAACAAGGGCTGTAACGAACTCTTCGTATTTCATTCTTTTAGTTTCTTGTTGATCCGTTCCAACCAGTCGGATGGTTCGGGTGTTGTTTCTGTTCTTCGTTCTTTCCAATCGAGCCTTCGATTTCGATTGTATTTCGGGGGGATGATTTCACAGATAATTTCTATCGTGGAAAATCTAGTGTTGCACTTGTCGCATTTGTGCCTGCGACGAATCTTGGGGCCGCGATATTCATGCTCGGATGAAACAACGGTTCTGTCTCCAGCGATGCGGGAGTCAATTACTTTTGTTTTAGATTGGCAGTTCGGGCAGTTCATCGTTTGGCTTCCATTCCTCGGTTGATTCTTCCGAGAGAACCTTGGTTCTGGCTCGGTCTGCTGGGATGTTCAGCATATCGCAACATGCTTCGTAGAATTTTGTGTTGAAAAAATCCCTCGCAGTTCTCTTGGCTTCTTCTCTTTCGTTCTTTGGGCAGGCAGAAGGAACCTTATTGCGAACATCATCCACTGCATAAAGCATCATTCCAGCCAGTAATTTTATTACTGGGTCACTTGCGATTTTCATTTCGCTTTATTCTTTAGGATTTGACAGATCGTGGCGACTGCTTCTTGCGGATCGAAGTTCAGTCCAGAAGTGACAACCTCGCACCAGATGCCATCAATTTTGACCTCATAGCTAGTGCGCTTGCAGTCGTCATCGCTTGAGTCGTAGGAACGGAGCGGAAACCCAAGGAACGATTGGTCTGGAGGGTGTGCCTGTTCATACTTCATTCGCGCAACCTCCCCCTCTGCGAGCATTCGCAGATACCTTTCGTTGCGTAGCTCGGATCGTAAAGAATCCATCTCGCACATTGCCAGTAGTCCGGGTCTGGCTAGGTCTGGCTCATCGGCTGGACGGACATTATATTTCCAGCCTTCCTCGGATTCCGGCATAGACATTATGCAGGGTGTTTCGTATGTGTTCATACATCCAACTTGAATGCCACTTCATGTTGTGTCAACATTC